GATGTTATGTACACTAGTCGCACAATACCGTCGGGTGCCGAAGATACCATTGATGTTGCTACACTAACTTTCGAAATGCCAATTTGGATTAGTTTACCTGCCAAAGTTAAGAAAATGGGTGTTGTTGCTGAAATTATTGCCAGCATATATAACGCACAAGGCGAACTCAGCGAAGATGCTATTACCAGCTTGTCAGGATTGATCAGTCAGCAAAGATTTACTCCACTTGCTGCAGATGTTGTGTATGTTGGTAACAGTTTACAGCTATACAAAAATGCCAAACCTGTTGGATCCGATGAAGTTGTCGGAGAAACTATGCGTTGGAGAGATTTGATAAATCTATATGGTGCTATACGCAACGGCATTAGTCAGGCCAGATTAAAATTTGAATATCCCGACGGCTGGCACGAGATAGTTGGAACTATTGCCTACGATCCCACAGACGATACCAGTTTGTTGTTTACACCAATCCCGGCTACACTACCCGCAAATACACTGGATCCAATCAATGCAATTATTGATCCATTTAATGTTACAGTAGATAGTAATATACTATCCCCGTCTGTTGGTACCAGATATCTAATATTGAATCCAATAGGATCCGCCAATTCAGGTCCTGCACCTGCCTGGGCTGGTACTGCTGGGACTAATTTATTGGCCAGTGCCAATGATATAATTGAATACAACGGCAGCTTCTGGACTGTGGTATTCGACAGTAGCCAAGAGCCCGGTGCTCAGTACTTAACCAATCTAAATACCACTGTGCAATACAGATGGACTGGCGAGATGTGGGTCAAGAGTTATGAAGGATTTTATTCTGCCGGATTCTGGGGTCTAGTGCTGTAATGACCGAATCACATACCGAAGGTGTTGGTGCTTTAGTTTACGTTCGATCAACAAATCGATATCTATTCTTACTAAGAAATAAAAGTAAACACTCTGGCTCGTGGGGTATAGTTGGCGGCAAAGTCGATCCCGGTGAAACAGTTATACAGGCATTAGTAAGAGAAATTGTTGAAGAGATTGGGCAGGATTTTGCCAATCGTAAATTTATACCACTAGAAACATTTACGTCAGACAATAAGAAATTTGTATACTATACCTTCTTAGTAACAGTTGAGGAAGAATTTGTTCCTGTTCTGAATAACGAACATCGAGGCTATTGCTGGGTTGAGTTACAAGACCACCCTAAACCATTGCACCCAGGGTTATGGCGCAGCTTTAATTTTGATATAGTTAAAAAGAAAATTAAAACACTAGAAACAATTTTAAACTAGATATCAGCTTCAACAACAAAATCTCTATAGTTTATTTGTCTAAAGTTTGGCAAAGGTAAGAAGTATGGGTGTAACCAATGGGTACGTTCTGGCATGACACGGATAAATTCTGTATCGTAGTAGGTCTTTACAATTTTAGATAAGCTGAGTGCTAAAAAGTCCCCGTTGTGGTATTCATCATTGTCAGGGTACCCTGATGTATTTTTATAAACATTATTTGCAGCCTGGTGATGATCGTACTGATCGTACCCAATTAAAAATACTTTTTTGTGTCCATCAAACGCTGCCATATATGCAGCCAATGCACCTGCATCAATGTGTACGTTCTGTGGCACTAGATAAAATTTACCTGGATAATTAATAATATGCGCAGCGTGAGTGTACACAATATTATCATTAGCATATCCTGAGTTGGCTATTTCTTCAATGATTTTGTCGCCATTTGCAATTAAAAAATCCGGAGTAAAGTCTCTATACAGCGCATTGCATCCGTAACTTTGCAGTTTGTTAACTGCTAATAATCCGCCACGATGTTGTGCAATATGTCTGAGATCGAACTTCAAACGACTTTCACCGTTGCCTATAGCTACTGCTTGTGTGGTAGTATGTATGTTAAAAACACTATTGGGCACAAATTCTTTTTCGTGATTCCACTCGCTGTTTTCGTAACGAAGCGTAGTAACTACGTGTTCGCCCGCATATGTGTCTCGGTGTACTTTCTTTAAGATTTGCATATTAATTGCCCCATTATAGTGTATTTATGTTAAATTGGGCTTAGTTGGCCAAGTTATTCCTTGAATAAAATTCATTTCATCAAAATAGTAGAGCTTGAGTCCAATCTGATTCTTTTAAATACCAGTCTCGTATTTCCCGTAGTACTCTCATTGGTTCGCTGGCCTCAAGCTCTACTATTTTTTCTTCGATCTCGGCTAGTGTGGGCAAAGTTCGATCGGTACTGTACCAGACAATTTGATCGTAATCGTTGTCCCAGTAAGCCCATTCGTTAACAGGATCGGTGTTGAAGTTCCAACTGGAGTTTTTGGTTTGTTCTAGTTTTGTCATATAAATGTTATAATCCCTGCTGTTATTAGTAAAATTGATCCCCACGCACCTAGTGTGAAGTAGTATGTTTTAAGAGGTGTACCAAAATATCTATTGCCTACCATTACGCATTTGTGCGTCGGGCTTAACAAGTATCCTACATAATCAACAGCAAAAAACCAAACAAAATATTGCAGGCCAAATAGTTGAGCCATTAATACTGCAAAGGCCACATACTTGCCGCTACTGCCCATAAGGAAGCTAGCCGCAAATCCTATAGCACTAATTAACAACATGCCTGTAAGGGTTTGTGGGTCAATTAGCGAACCAGTGAGCCATGCTTTGTACACCGCTTCATTCATCTTAAAATAGTTACCCAGTACTATGGCCACTGCAACTGTGATTAATACTTGCCAGTTTATGTAACTCAGTATTTTTTTGTAATCCCAAGTTTGAGTAATGAAACAATAATATACTGCCAACAGGCCAAATATAGTAAACACATTGCTTTCACCACCACAGTAAATGTAGTAACCAATGGCTAGAAAAAATGGAACTACATTTCTTAGTATAGTTGATATTTTAAATTCGCCAGTATGTGGTATATACACATCATCTTCGCTGACTTTAAAATATATGTAGCTGCCAATAAACACTAAAGATACTGCCAATAAGGGCCAGATCATTGACATCCATACTGCATAAGTTAATCCAAAGGCAGCAATAGGCAATATCACAGTCTTTTCCATTGGACTCCAGAGATAGTAGTGATGAGTAGCCAAGTAATCTACAATGCCCATCTTTTCTCTGCCATGGGTGTGATCACATGTGATAGTATCTAGTACACCAGCACTAACAGTGACTCTACCTTCAATAGGCAGTACTCCGCCCACTGCTGATATTAGTGCAACCACTACACGATTGCTTTTAAATGTTGTTTGTAAATAGGCAAATGCGCTGGCAAAAAGGTTTTTCTCTTTAGCAATGCCAGCTGTTATCATTACAAATACCAACATCCATAGATATGGTAATCCTGTTGTGAGTTTAATAACTGACATGTCGCTCGTATGCTTCCTTAATTTTTGATCTATTAAATACAAAGCCAAAGAAATTCAAATATTTTCTTTTGGTCATCCACAATTCATCGCTGGCATTTTTATCTCTAACCACATAGTCATAAGTTTTTTCAGTCATGGGAATTAGCTGTGCTAACGGTGTTCCTGCTTTGACTAGATGCTTGCCAGATTTTTCATTCCAATAACCCTGCACATTTAGTTCAGAACTTACACCCGGATCTAAAATTCCCGGGCAACTTTCAAATCTAAAGTCCTCTGTATAGGGCAAAGGTATCATTAAAAATTTTACACCCTTGGGTGCTAGTACATGCCAAGGTGTATTGATTTTTAGGATGCTGGCTACACTCCAGGGCCGGTTAGGTAAAAACTTAGCCACGCCATCAGAGTGTTGCGACTGTAAAGTGTCTTTGCCCAACATATCGTTTAATGTACCATCTGGTATGGTTACTCTAAATCCAATTTCGTTACATTCTATTTCGAAGTCGTGCCAAGCCGGCAAAATATATCCTGTGCCAAATAACTCAAATATGCCCGGGCATTTGAATATGTGTATTTCTCGTTTGTCTTTTTGTTTTAAGTAGTCTGTGCGAGCAACATGTATCCAACTGGGCAGTACTTCACGTGCTGGTTTAATAGGAAATGTTTCTGCTAGTCCAGGCACACTAGAAAAGAATTCAATTTTTTTAGTCATATATCATTTGTGGTGTTTGAAAGCGTATGTTGAACGCAATGTTTACACGTTGATCCTTGCTTTGATTAATTTCTGTTTCGTGTGGCATCCATCCTGGCCATACTAGTAAATCACCATTCTTTGGGGGCCACGCCATACGAGATACGAATGGTGCATATGGATTACAAGTTTCTGTTAGGTTACTGGGATTATGAAATACCAAATCTCCTGTGTCGTACCCTTGTATATAATACAAACCTACAAAATGATGTAGGCTGTGTACGTGTAGGCTATTCTTACTTAGTGGTTCATTTACGTTGGTCCAATATTTTACTTCAGGACTATGGAAATATTTTACCTTTTGAGCAAATGCGTGATCTGTTTCTATGTAATAGTTAATAGCGTTATTTGTCACTTCTTTAAGATGCGACATTAACCAATCAATATTTTTGTACTCAAATTGGCTACGCCAACATCCTTCATTACTAAAAGACATGGAATCTTGATCGGCATTACGGTGTGCTAGTGCTTCTGCCAGTAGTGCTTGTCGTTGCTCATCTGTGCCAACACTTACTGTAAACAAATCAGCGGCTATGATAGGGAACCTAAGTATCTTCATCGTTTAACCACTAGGATGTACAATCCATTCCACCAAGCAGTTGGGTTTTCGATTGAGTTTAACATCAGTTTAGAATAAATTGGTGTCAAGCCTGCTTGTTCAATTCCTCGATTGGCGCCCACAACTGTATCGGTCCAGTTAGCATCATCAAATATTAATATAGAGTATTCGGCTAAAGATACTGCATAGTGTTTAATTGCCCGGGCAACATTTTCTATATCATGTGGACCATCATAAAAGAACAAGTCCACATCCTTGATTATATCAGTGTCTACTGACAACATGTCTTGGTCATGCACAGTAAGTTTTGAGTGGCAAACATTTGATTCAAACACTCCCTTACTGTTTATAGGCAAGTCAAACACATCTGTTTCTGGTTGTATATCTTGTTGCGACCAATTGTCAACACAGTCAATTGCAATGTCGGGATTAAGTGCTACCGCGGCAGCCGTAGCGCCTAGTGCAGATCCGATCTCTAAATAGTGAGCGCAATGCTGAGATAATGCAAATAATAATTGCTGTACACGACTGCTGGTTAATCCTTGTACATTAATGTCAACCGGCACATTTACACTATCAACTAACTCTTTTGTAACTGCTAGTATAAGCGGGTGACTTTGCTCGTTGGACTTTGCTTCATATACTTTATCACAAAAATTACAGTCCCAACAATCAAACTTACAATTTTTAATCTTTTTGCGCCAAGCATCAATTGGTTTGTCTACCAGGTTAGTTTGATTAATATACTCGTTAAACGTGTCAAATAGTATTTCATCTTCGTTGGCATACCTGCGTACAATTTCCATTGTTTCGGACAGCCTAGAGATATTTTCACGCCCGTGCATTTTAATCACGTCAACGTATTCGAGTAGCTCGAGCCAGTCGTCACGCCAAGGTGTAAAGTTTGCTGTCTTTAATGGAGTACTAGGATCTTCTTTGTCCCACTTAGGGCAACTAACACGACTAATAGGATCATTAAAGTACTGCGGCAAGTCGCCTTGTCTAGTGTTGTTAAATTGAAAGTGCTCGTCCATCATGGCACAACCACCCACACAACCTTCATTGGCCAACAAGCTAAGTTTGATTCCATACTTGTCAGCTACACGTTTCATTTTAATCAAGGTATCTCGATCACGCATCAAGTCACGTTCTAGATTAACATAATGAAAACCTGCTTCGGCAAGTTTAGCCACTTCCATCGGAGTGTTGACATTACGTAAGATTGTGTTCTTGATTTGTAGCTCAGGGAACACTGTTTGTATTTGTTTAGTGGCTAGCCAATGCGTGTGTGGAACTGTAGCTGAACGCACACCAGCATCATAGAGTTGTTTAAAGTTAGTGATAAACAAATCTAAGTTGTGCTGGCTAGGTCTAATCATGGTATTGTTAAACGTAGCTGAAATTGGAATACCGGTATGCTCTTGTATACGTAATGCTACATCAATGGCATCACCGGGGTCGGTCATAAACACATCTCCCATGGCATCTTGTACAAAGGGAGGCATACGACATGTAAAATACAAGTCGTATATCCAAGGTTTATAATCTATTAGAAATTGTAAAAAATGGTCAAACTGAACTTGGTTCAGCTTGGGATTGATAGGTACCGAAAAGACAGATCTCATTTATACATTATACACGGCAGGATCTGTAAAGTTCAAGTCTTTTTGTTGGTTTGCTGGCATATTATATCCAAAATTAGTGTGTAATAAAACATTACAGTCTGCCAAGTTGTTGCAGTTTTTAATTTTAGTTTTGGTTGCTTGTTTATTTGCCAACAGGGTAGCAATTTTGGTATTATATGCGCTAACTGCATTTAATACTTTGGCAACCATTTCTGCTACAGTAATAGATCTAGCTTCTGCCAATGCTGATAGCATAGGAGTTGGCGCAGTAGGGGCGGCTGTGTAGGCTTCTGCTTCTGCACGTTGTTGTGACCAGCTGGTCATTTCAAGATAGCTAGTTTCATTAACTTCTTTTAATCGTTTGTCATAAACTTCGTCGACAATCTTACGCATGGCAATTTTCATAAATTCTGTAGCGTTAGCTTTGTCTGCATCAGTTAGGTAATATTTGGCTTTAATTGTATCAGGTTCTAAACTAGATAAAAATTGTAGTTGCTCATCTGCATTGGTGTTGGCTTTAACTGACAGATACCCGCTGTAATTTCCAGCAAACTTCCATGCCAATGCAACATCATTGTCAGCGATAACTGTGGCTTTTAAATGGCTAATGTCTACTACTTCTTTAATAGAGTCGTCAAGATAACCAACTACATAATCTAAATAATGCCCGGCACGTTTTACTATGCCAAGCTGTTGATCTGATACAGTTTTAAACAGTAGGTACATTGTCGTTTCCTTTGCTATCCAAATACAACTGAGCAGATAGTTTTGTTAGCGGAGCATCCATACCAAGTTTTTGAATGTTTTCATTAACATGACTTAATATGCTATTAGTACGTATTTCGTTACGAACAAAGTAATCGCAAGCCAACTGCATTACTTCTAATTGTTGCTCTGGTTCTAGCATACCAACTGCTTCCATATTACCTACACCAGCACGACCGTAGGCTATCATGTCTAGTGCTGTTTGCTTTGCCAAACGCAATGTCCAGTATTCTTTTTCTAATTTTTCAGTTTCTGTAGGATATGTCATGATGTCCATGATACGGCGACCATCTTCAAGATATCCTTCTGAGCTAGTGTTAAATTCGTCAATTAACTTAAGATAAATGTCTCGTTCGTCGTAGGCATCGCGTAGTCGACTTGTGCTTTTACGTTGAGTGCGTTGCAACTTCATTATCTCAAGTTGGTGCATTTTTTTCTTTGCAGGACTATCAGTGTGTTCTATTTCTTCTTCGTGAATATTAATTTCTAGTGCAATTTTTTGTACTTCGTACTCCATGCTTTCTACAGCACTTTCTCTAGTGTTTAGCTCTAGTAAGTATTGCTTTAATTTAGCATACGGAGTTATTTGAGCATTACCAATAAAGTTCTTAACTTTAAATTCTGGTATGGTCCAATGTTGTGATAATGCTGTTGCGATAAGCTCTTTATGATCGTTGGTTAAGAAACTGACGTTGGTTGATAGGTCGCTTACACTATATTGAGTTACTGCTCGTTCCATATTATTCCTTTATTATTTCCACACACAATGTCCAGAACTGCCACCGGCAACTCCAGTTCTTACAGATCCTGCACCTAACTCGTATCCAGATTCTGTAATGTAACTAAATCTCCAGCCTCTATTGTTTTGGCCGGCTGCTGTGTAACAGCCCATCATGTACTGATGATCCTGCCCCATGTCAAAGTTTTCTTCACCGGAATCTGTAACTGGCTTACCTGTAGTTCCAGCATTGGTTTCTGTTACCAAATTCCATCTGCGTAAATTATACCCGCCGTTATACCCACCCTCGTTACCACAATAGCCTTTGTTTAGTTTGCTATTAATACCTTTTTGCTGACTTCCGCTACCGTTGACGCTTCCACTGGTGTTAACTGTCATTGTAGAACCTGTTACGAAACTGTATTTATGGGTTCCTTCGCCCCAAGCAAAGCCTTTTAACTCATCACTAATGGTAGCTATCCCACTTTGCATACTGTCACCGGTTAATGATGTTAGTCCAGACGATGCCATTGTTTCTGTGGTCATGTTAAAGAAGTCAACCCCGCTATTACCACCGCCCACAATCCAAGCATACAAGTTTTCTTTAAAGAACGTACCAGAATCGTTTCTGCCCACAGTCATGTTCCAATTTGAATTTAATCCAGCATTGGTTTCTGTAGCAAGATAAAACGCCACTGTGGTAGCACTGGTTCCTGGCCAGCTGTTATCAGCACTCCATAGGAATCCCTTACTTAAATTGTTAACTCCGGATGTATATGCTCCGGCGTTGGTTAACAAATCGCCCAAGTTGGTCATTACGTCTGTGGCATGGATCATGCGATTAACGTTTTTCCACGGGCTTGTATTTTGATATCCACCCATGACATATCCAGCTGTGATAATTTGTCTGTATAAAAACTGTCCGCCACTGGCAGAGCTAGCGGCATCTTTCCAAATACCAGTATCATAAATTTCCATAACACCCGTGTCTGTGTTATAAATTACCTGTCCATTAGTTGGGTTAGCTGGTCTGCCGGCTGTGGAAAAAGTTGGTATAGCTATACCATTTTCATCTGCTATCTTAGTTGTATTATTATAAAATCCCATTATGATCCTTTCCAGACGCATTGTCCGGAGCTTCCACCGGCAACTCCAGTTCTTACAGATCCTGCACCTAGTTCTGATCCAGACTCTGTGGTGTAACTAAATCTCCAGCCTCTATTATTTTGTGCACTATCATACATGCCCATCATGTATTGATGATCTTGTCCCATATCAAAGTTTTCCTCGCCGCTGTTACCAATTGGTTTAGCTACTGTGCCCAGGCTAGTGTCAGTTGAAAAGTTTATTCTTCGTAAATTATACCCGCCGTTATAACTACCTTCGTTACCAAAATACCCTTTTTGTAACTTACTGCTTATACCTTTTTGTTGATTGTGTGTACACATGCTACCGCTGGTCCACCAAGCACCTAAAGATACTGTGCCATCACTACTTGGACTACGTCTAACTTTTAAAAAGTCGCCATTCAATGACGTTGCTGTGGTTGTGCTAAACACTAGCTTAACTGCAAACGCGGAGCTGTACATGTAACCATGTGTGTCTGTTGATATTGCATCACCGACTGGTGATACGTCAAATGCTCCGCTAATGCCTGAGGCTGTTAACAATCCCTGCATGGTTTCTGTTGTTAAATTAAATTGGTCTATTGCGCTAGTACCGCCGGCTATGTAAGCATACTCTGTTTCTTTAAAGATTGTGGCAATATCATCATGTGCTTGCCACGTATTCCAATTTGAGCTTACGCCAGCATTGGTTTCTGTTGCCATGTTAATTGCACTGGTAGTTGTACCAGCTGTCATATTATCTGTAGTGCTCCACAAGAAGCCTTTGGTTAAATTATTAACACCAGATGTATATGCACCTGCATAGGTCAGTAAGTCGCCCAAATTAGTCATTACATCTGTGGCATGTATCATGCGATTGACATTCTTCCAAGGGCTTGAGTCTTTGTAACCGCCCATGACATATCCGGCTGTAATAACTGTTCTAGTTAAAAATGTTCCGTGTCTAATGTCTGTGGCGTCTTTCCACACCCCAGCATCATAAATTTCCATCCGACGATTATCAGAATTGTATACAACTTGACCTTGCACAGGATTAGCCGGCAATGTGGCTGTGGTTTTTACTGGTAACTGTATACCTGAACTATCTAGTACCGAAATATTTGCGCTAAAGAATGCCATTACTTACTTCCCAATTGATTCTTTAATTCTTTAAATTCTGTTTTCAATTCTTTAATTGCTTCAATTAACAGTGGAATTAGTCGTTCATATTGTACTGTTAAATATTCGCTGTTGAGAGGACTTGGGCCCACTGCTTCTGGTGCTACTAGTTGCACTGATTGGGCACTGACTCCAATTTGTCTATGTCCTGGATCTACTCCCAAGGATACTGCCAATGCACTTGGTTCGTAATAAAATGTCTCAATTGAACTAATTTTGTCGAGCCCATTATTTATACGACCTAAAATTGTTTTAAGTCTAATGTCCGAATATGACGAAAATACGTTACCAACAAAGTAACCTGAGCCACCAATATAAATGTTTCCAGCAGCACCAATGCCACCTTTAACTACCAGCGCACCTGTTGTAGTTGATGTTGTTGTAGTGGTTGAATTAATAACCACGTTACCGTTGGCTGAGGTAAATGTTACGTTAGCTGCCGCAAATGTGTTTGAACTATTATATTGGAAGGCGCCCGTGGTACCTGCGGCCACACCACCTGATGTAAATGCGGCGCCATTACTATAAAAAATACCTGTAGTAATAACCACGTTGGCCGCTGTTACGTTACCAGCAATGCCTGCACCACCAGCAACAACTAGAGCACCAGTGGTTGTGCTTGTTGACGTGGTGGTGCTGTTAAGAATTACGTTGCCATTGGCATCAGTAATATATAAGGCATCCAATCCAGCAGTATTTTCAATATAAAAATCTCGATTGCCGTTATTAGTTATGTAATTTTTACCACCGCCGACACCAACAACCATATAGGCAGTGGGCGATGCAGGTGTACCATACCCAGTTCCCAGAGTTCCTATACCAACACCAACGCCGTGAGTAATACTGTAGTATGTACCAGCATAGTTTGATGTAAAGCTCATTGATCCAGCTGATACAGTATTGTTAGCTATAATGTTGCCAGCTACACCAACACCACCTTTAACTACCAGAGCACCAGTAGTAGTTGATGTGCTGGCAGTTGTAGCATTGATCACCACGTTGCCGCTTGACGCAAGACGCATGATTTCAGTGGTGCCAGAACCAATGGCTACC